TTCGTGACAACTATCCGAATCTGCGTATCGTGACGTGCCCGGAACTGACGGATGCCAACGGTGGCCTAACGGCGATGTACTTCTACGCCGAACGCATCGAAGACGGTTCCAGCGATGACGGCAAGGTATTCATTCAGGTCGTGCCGTCGAAGTTTCAGGCGCTTGGTGTGGAAAAGCGCGCCAAGTCGTACGTCGAAGATTACGCCAACGCAACGGCCGGTGTGATGTGCAAACGTCCGTATGCAGTAGTGCGTTTCACCGGTCTGTGATTCGTCGCTAAACCGGGGCTGTAGAATAAGGGGGTGTGTCTAATGGCGCACCCCCTTTTCAATTAACGGAAAACACATCATGTCAGGCAAACAGGTAGCACAAAAATCGACGGGTACCGTTCACGTTTTCAGCACGTTGGCGAACCCGCAAAAATTCACGCGGTATTCGATGCCCGATCCGACCGACGCAACTCAGATGGGTCGATTGCCCGTCGTTGAACGCGAAGTTCTGATTCGTGGTGGCGCAGGCATCGCGACCAAAAATCTGATTACACCGCAGGGTGTCCACACCGCGATTACTGAAGATGAGTATGAAGCGGTTCGCGAACTGTCGCACTGGAAAGATTTCATTGCCAAGGGTTTCATCCGTGTTGAACGCAAGGCGTACGACGTTGACAAGATGGTTGGCGACATGAACCCGCGCGATCCTAGCGGCCCGCTCACACCGGCCGATTATCAGAACGCCAAGAAAGACGGTTCTGAAGCGCTGCCAACCGAACTCGAAAAGACGGGCACGGGTTGGGTGGCGAACCAGTTGGCGAACCGTTAATAACGGAGTATGGCAAATGACGCAGCACACGTTTGACTACGCACTATTTCAGGCACAATGCCCGGCGTTCGCTAGTGACCCTGATGAAACCGTCCTTACCGCCTATTACGCAATGGCTCAGACGTACGCCAACGACGGATATGACAACTGGTGCGGCGGTTTTAACGGTGCTGCGCTCGATTTGATTCTTAACTTGCTGACAGCACATATTGCACAGATTCAGGCGCAGATTGCAGAAGGTATGGATAGCGTCATCGTGACTGGCAGCACTATCGATAAGGTCACGGTGTCATTGCTCGCGCCACCGGTCAAGGATATGTTTCAGTACTGGCTTGCAACCACGCCTTACGGCAAGCAGGTTCTGGCGCTGGCGCGTGCGCGGTTCGCTGGCGGTTTCTATATCGCCGTGGGCAACCCGGAACGTCACGGCTTTCGCAAGGTTGGCGGGCGGTTCCGCTAATGGCAACGATACGCAGAGTGCCGGGCAATGCATCCGGCGCGTTCACCAAGGCGCTTAAAGATTTGTCTGGTGCGAATGTTCGTATCGGCTGGTTTGAATCGTCACGATACCCGGACGACAACGCAACGCCCGTTGCCTACGTTGCAGCTATCAACGAATTGGGGCCGCACAAACGGCCCTTTCTTCAAACGACGGCAGATGCTCGCGAGCAGGAATGGGCGGAACTGATGTTGCAGTTATCCCGGCGCGTCGTCACTGGCAAAATGACAACTGAAGACGCGCTATCGGCAATTGGTCTGCAAGTGGGCGGTGACATTCAACATAAGCTTGCGGAGATATCGCGTGCAGGCGGTCTGTCGTTGATTACGCTGGTCGCACGCGCGTATCGTCGCGATGGCAAGAAAGTCACCGGCAAGACGATTGGGGAGATTGCAGCGCTTATCAAGAGTGACCCCGACAAGGCGCGCGAAGAAGCTCAGGGTATTGCAGATGCACCGTTGAATGATTCGGGCTACATGCGTGCAACCGTGTCATTTAGCGTCAACATGAACGAACCTGAAAAGGTCGACCAGACATGATTATCCCTGGCTCCAATCTACTCAAACTTGCGTTGTCGGTGCAAGGGTCGCAAACGGTAAACTGGTTTCAGTTCGCCTCACAGGAATCGGGTACGACCGGCCTGAATCTGGTCACGTACAACGCGCCGCAGACCGTTACGCTAGGTAGCGTCCAACCGGTGCCGCGAAGCCGGTACGACGCCTATGGGCTTGACCGTGAGGCAAAGTACGTCACATGGTTTGTGCCCAACGTTAATGCGCAGTCAGTCAGTCGCGGTCCTGACAAGTCGGGCGATGTCATTGAATACCCGATCAACAAGAACGGCACGCTGATAGCTGGTGTATCGCGTCGCTATCAACTCGTTGGTGACACGCCGTGGTTGAGTTCTGATAGTTGGACATATGCACTTGGTCAGGACATCGGACCAGCAACGGGGAATACAACAAATGCTTGATTCGGCTATTCAGTTGCAGTTGCAAAATACGCTGGTTGCAGGGCTTGCAGCGCGCAGCGTCACTGCCGGTGTTATCCAGAACAATCAGCCGCGACAATTCGTTGCGCCGTCGACACCCGCTATATTTCATTCGTTGGGGCCGCGCAAGCCTTGGGGGTGGCCCGCATACAAGGACGTGTCCAACGCGCCGAACCCCGGCTTCACAACGACCAAAACACAGGTGATGCATACGCGGTTTCAGATCGCGGGGTGCGCACCAAACGCTAGTCCTGCAACACCGACCGCATTGACATCAACGGACCTTGCTGGCATTGCCAACAGCATAATGACCGACGAAACAAACCTTGCTGCATTCGTCGCGGCAGGTTTCAACGTGTTTCGAGTAATCGATTTAGGCGCTATCTGGTTCAAGGATGACACCGGCCAGAACGTTCTATGGGCACCGTTTGATATCATATTCACGCACAAAGACGTGTTCACAACACAGACTGGCGCGATTACTGACTTTGACGGCACGTTTGACCGCATCTAAACAGGAGAATGCCAAATGGCAATCAGATTTACGAAATTCATCGACATCAATTCGGTGGTCGGTGCTGCGGCACAAGTGCCCCAACGGCAATGGTGTGCCCGCATCTTCACAACAAGCGCGCTAGTTGGGCCTAGCGCAATTCTGCAATTCACCAGCGCGGCCGACGTTGGCGACTTCTTTGGAACGACTTCCGAAGAATATCAACGCGCCGTTGTGTACTTCGATTATGAATCGGTGCTTGGTAACGCGCCGGTCGCAATCCAGTACGCACGTTGGGTCGAAGCCAATCAGCCCGCGACGATCTACGGCGAGGCAAGTATTGCGACGCTGGCAGCATTGAACGCGATTACGGCCGGTGTGTTGTCGCTCAAGTTCGGCGCGACCACTGTGAACCTGACCGGTCTGGATTTTGCGACAGACGGAACGTTGGCGGCGGTTGCCACGACGTTGCAGACGGCGCTCATTGCAGCAACGGCGCAATCGCCCAATGCCGAACTTACCGCATGCGTGGTCGCATTCAACGCGACGTCACAGGCGTTTGATTTCACCGCAAACCCGACAGTCACAGCAACAGAAACGTTTCAGGTGGTCACACCGGAAGGTGCAACAAGCGCGAACGACGTCGCCGCTGCATTGGGCTGGTATGCATCGCAAGGCGCACTGGTCAATGGCGCATCGCTTCTTGAAACTAGAGTCGCCGGTTTCTCGCGCGTTACCGCACTGAACAACAACTGCGGCGAAATCATGTATACGGACGCGTCGGACCTGACGCTATCCGATGCAACCGCAGTGGGTGAAGCCAACGCAGCATTGAACGTCATGTTCATTTTCCGCGTGTTCGTCAGTCCGACCACATGGGTCGCATGGTCTGCCGCACTGATCGGTATTGCGGGCCTTGGTCTGGAATACGAGGATGTCAACGCCAATGGCGCGGGTGTTCGTCAGTACATTGAAATGTTGCCCGCTGCGATTCATGCTGCGATCAACTTTAATGCCGTCAACGGTACTATCAACTTCATGTACCGCCAGAACAGCGATTTCGGCGCGTCTATCAACGACAACCCCGGTACCGTGCAATCCGATGCGCTCGACGCGGCCCGCGTTAATTACTACGGCGTAACGCAGACGGCTGGCACTAATATCGCGTTTTATCAGCGCGGCAATCTGTGCGGCGGTGCAACTGCGCCAGTCACGTCGACGGTGTTCGCGAACGAGCAGTGGTTCAAGGACATGTGCGGCGCGAACCTCATGAACCTGCAACTTGGTGTCGGGCAGATTCCGGCCAACAAGCGCGGGCAGATCATGTGCGAAAGCGTGCTGGAAGGCAATGAAGCAACCAGCCTGACGCCTGCAACTGGCATTCAGCTGGCGCTTGCCAACGGCACCATTCAGGCGAACGGTTTGCTGTCGTTGACGCAGCAAATCTACATCACGCAGCAAACGAACGATTCGACGGCATGGCAACAGGTCCAGACGAACGGATACTGGAAAGGTAGCAACATTACGTCGGCCGTCAACAATGGGGTGACTGAATATACGTTGAACTACACGATTATCTATGTGAAAGACAACGTTATCAACACCATCACCGGTTCTCACCAACTGATCTAAGCGGGCATGCGCGGTTCGCCGCGCATCTTGTCACAGTTACAAACTTTGGAGCAACAATCATGAATGGTGAAATTGGCGGGTTTGGTCTAGTCATCACGTTGCGGGCAACGACCACATACCCACTTGCGTTGCCTATCGAACAGTTCGCGGATGATGCAGACCCATTCGATTTTCCCGACATCAACATCGCAGAAGTAGCGATGGGCCTGAATGGCGACATGATTTCATGGTCAAAGGCCATCCCGTTGCCGTGCACACTGAGCGTCATCCCTGAATCCGATGACGACAACAACCTTGCGGTGTTGCTCGCCGCGAACCGTGTCGGCAAGAACAAGCAATCGGCGCTCGACCGCATCACGCTGGTCGGTCAGTATCCGTCCGGGGCAATCGTAACGCTCAGTACCGGCAAACTGCTTTCCGGTAGCATCAGCAACAGTATTTCGTCGGCTGGTCGTATGAAATCGAAGCAATACAAGTTCGCATTTCAGAACATCACAATCGCACGTGCGGGCCTGACCGGGTAACTATCCGGCCGGATGCGATAATAGATGGGCCGCTTCGCGCGGCCCTTTTCATTAACAGGAATCCCATCATGATTCAACCAAAACTATTCGAAGACGGCCCGACGTCGCACGGTGGTGCGTCGTTCATGCTGTCGAAGTTTCCCGCAACGGTCGGGCGTGAAATCATCATGCAATACCCGACCAGTGCGTTGCCGAAAGTAGGCGACTACAGCACCAACGAAGCGCTGATGCTCAAGATTATGTCGCATGTCGCGGTCGCGATTGACGGTCGCGAAACGCCGCTAACGTTGTCCACGCAAGCGCTGGTCGACAACCACGTCAAGAATGCAGAGGATTTGTTACGGCTGGAATGGGCGATGATGAATTACAACTTCGCTTTTTTCGGCAACGGAAAGCTATCCGGTATCCTAGACCGCGTGATGACGCAGGCCGTCGCATTGATTCAGAAAACGTTGACGGACTTATCGCCTGCGTTACAAGCGAAGCAGGACGGGGCGGCGCAACCCTGATAGAACTGCGTACCGTGTACACGCTCGAAGATGCGATGAACATGCTCGAAGTCATCATGGTACGCAGGGCTAACGAATATCTTTCCGCACAAGAAGCAGAGCGCAAAGCACAGCAACAAAGATAACGGAGCAACCAAACCGTGAATATTCTGGATACTTTCTTTTTCATGTTTGAGGCAGATGTCTCGAAGGTGAAAAAAGGCACTGAAGAAGGCGACGTATCACTGAAGAAGCTCAAAAAATCAGTGGATGACGTCGACCTGTCTGTCGACAAACTGGCATCGAACTTTGTGAATATGGCAAAGAATGCGGCTGGTGCGTTGGCGGGAGTACTCGCACTTGGCGCAATCAAGGCGCTGGTCAACGACACAGCAGCAGCAACCGCAGCAACCGCGTTGCAGGCCCGCGCAATGAACATGTCCGTTGAATCGATGTCGGCGTATCAGGCGGCGACAATTTCAATGGGCGGCACCGCTGACCAGGCAGCATCAACGCTTGGCAAGTTGCGCGATGGTTTCGTAGAAGTCGCACGGTTTGGTACCGTCGGTGTCAGTCCAATGACCATGGCATTTCAGCAATTGGGCGCATCGGCACAGGTGATGCGCGAATCGATCAAAGACCCGACGCTTGCATTGTCTGCTATCGCGGATAACTTCTCAAAGTTGAATCGTACACAACAAATTTTCCTTGGTCAGAAGTTGGGTCTTGACCAGGGAACCATCATGCTACTGGCACAGGGGCGTCGTGCGTTTGACGAACTGATTGCCAAAGAACGTGAGCTACATGCGGTAACGCAGGAACAGGCCGACGCGTCGCTCAAGTACACGATTGCTCAGAAGGAACTTAGCTTGTCGTTTGAAGGGGTCAAACGTAGTATCGCTCAAGAGCTACTACCGGCATTCACGTGGGTCGTGCAGGGTCTGGACAAAATGATTACGTGGATGTCTGAACACAAGGCCGTCGCAATCGCAACATTCGCCGCTATCGGGGCCGTCGTTGCCGCCGTGCTTGTTCCGCCGCTGGTTGTTGCCGCTGGTGCCTTGTGGGCGCTTATAGCGCCTGTATTGCTTGCTGCTGCGCCTTTTATCGCACTTGGGCTTGCAATTGGGCTTGTGGTTGATGACATTGAAAAGTTCCGCAACGGTCAGGAATCGTTGATTGGTGAAATTGTCTCGCGCTGGCCTATCATCGGTCGCATCGCGCGCAGCGTTGCTGAAATCGTGCAGATGTCATGGAAGCTCATCACCGACGCAATCAAGTGGGCGGCAAACGTGCTGCTCACGGAAGGTGTCACCGCGTGGAACAAGTACAAAGGTGCATTGCAACCTATCGTTGACCTGTTCGATAAGGGTGTTGGACTGGTTGAGAAATTCTGGCAATGGTTAGGCAAGCTCGCCAGCGTGGCAATGCCAGCGTGGCTCGACAAACTTGGCAACTGGCTGGCTAGCGAAACGGGTGGCAAGTATGACAATATCCAGGTCGGTAGCAGTGCGCCGCCATCAACACCAGCCGCGACCGCACGTCTTGGTAACACCGGTACGGGACGGCAGATTGCGACGTCGTTGCAGGGTATGGGGTGGACACGTGAGCAGGCGGCGGGCATTGCCGGTTCATTCATGCAGGAATCGGGCGGTAAGGCCGATGCGCTCAACTCATCATCAGGCGCATACGGTTTGGGTCAATGGCTTGGCTCGCGCCGCGCCGACTTCGAAAAATGGTCAGGTCATCCGCTCGAAGGATCAAGCCTTGACGAACAGTTGCGTTTC